GCCCCCAAAAACCCTAATCCAAAAAATTCTAAAACTAAAAAATCACTCCATCCCCCAGCACACCCACAAAATACCCAATGCTCGACATAAACATGAACCAAATATACCAAGCTTCCCACGGCTTAATACGCAGCATCGCGCACCTATCCCGCAAAGTGTGGGCAGGGAAACAAAATCGGCCACAAGTGTTCATCTAAGCGAGGAACTTGTGATCTTCACCACTGCCCACCCCAGTATCATAGCACCTCCGCCCCTCACTTACAAGTGATTATCACACTCAAAATTACATTCGCCCCGGTGCGGCTACCCACTCATAATACCCCAATAATCTCAATACCTTAGCACTACAACCCTGCATTGGTCACGACTTTGTGATACAAAGCCTGTGGATAACTTTTCCGAGTGATGCACGAGGAATACACGTAGTGTTACTAGATGCAAGCCGAGACAGTATGAGTCCGTGCCGAAACAGTCTCAGGTCATCTCAAGCCATCTCGTGACATCTCCCTTGACAGACCCCCTAGCGTGTGATATTCTCCCCACTATGGCGAGGGTTGTCCCCCGTTCCCGTTCGGTGCCGCGTCCCTGCTACGTGCCGACTGCGATAGCGGAGCGGCTGTCTCGTCCTGTGCTGCCCAGCGATGCACTGTCCGCCAGTGAGCGTCGAACGTTGGAAAACCACGGGTACGACCCGGACTGGCTGGATACGCTGACACCTGACATTATCCGCGTGCACATGCGACTTCCCCTCAAGCCGGTGCCGCCGACAGAGCTACGCATATACAGACCACCCGACAAGGAGGGGACATGATTGGGGATCGCAATTACTGGATACGAGAAGCCTACATCGCATTAGGAAGGTTACACATGAGCGAGAGCAAACCCGACAAGCCAGCTAAAGCTGGCGTGCACGCTACGCTTAGCACATTCCGCGAAGCACAGCCCGGTGACCCCGTTATCGTGGGTTCAGTTGAGGACCAAGTGGCGGTCTACGAGATAATCGTTGCTGCTCTTGTGCGCCGTTACGGTGGGAGCGTCACCATTGAGGCACACGAGTTATTTCACCCGAAGGCGAGGGCGATAAAGTGGCAGAGCCACCGCCATCCTGAGCCACACCCGTCCGGGCACCCCAACGTCACACTGGACGTGACAATGGTGGAGACAACTGAAAACCAGCCAGTTGGGGGCGAGGGTGACAAACCCGTTCGCGGTGGGGCGCTCAACTGAGCCAGCGCCAGAGGTCGAGGAGGCCATTGACGCGGAATTTGAGGACGCACCGCCACGGGTCAATGTCATATCTAATGTGACATTACGGGCGGAACTCCGCATATACGACGAGGACGAGGTGGCGGGGGCGCTGGGGCAGCAGGTACGCACCCTCAAACACTGGCGGACAACACGACAGGGACCGCCGTACATCAAAGTGGGGAGGGCGATATTTTACTTGTTTGGAGACTTGAGTGAGTGGTTGCGTAGCGTGAGAGTAGTACCAGACAACACAGGAGAGGGAAATGACGGAGCAGAGAAGGGACTACAGCAAGAACAACCCGCAGCCGGGGGACGTGCAGCCTCCGGAGCAGAACACGGTGACGCTGGGGGAGCCGATACCGGACCCGAGAAACCCAGTTGACCACCCCACTGACAATCCGGGTGGGCCGGGCTTCGATCCCAACTTGGTTGGCGGCGTTGGTGCACCCAGTTTGGAGGACAATGAGTCGGGTATTCCCCCCGAGCCGGAGCCTGATATCCCGCCTCCTGCGTCCGCTCCTCCCGCGAGTGAGGGCGGGGAGGGTGCAGGGGAGCAGGAGGTAGCGTCCGGTGCCTGACGAGCCACCCAAACTGACTATCGTGCCCCCTTCCGAGCCATCGGAGGGGGGTACAGACCGTAAAGAGCCTGACGACAAGGTGGTGAGGCTGCAGACTATAACGTCACTCGACTTGAACCCCAACGTCATACTGCAAGAGGCGATGCACGCAAACTTGGGTGGGGTGATCGTCATAGGATATTCTAATGACAAAAGTGAGTATTTTGCGTCGAGTATAGCCGCTGCGGACAGTGCCGTGTGGCTGCTGCAGCGATCAATTCATAAATTGATGAGGTTAGCAGATGAGGGTTGGGATGAGACACCACCTACTTCAAGCGCGTGACTGGTGTGCGGTCAAGCTGGGTTACAGGCGGATATATTACGTCAACTATGACCCACCAAACCACACTTACAAAGAGGCAAAAAATGACAATGGTGAGAGCGTGTGGGTGCGGCCGGATGGAGTGCTCAAAACTGAAGTCGTGATGGTGTTCAATTGGCGGGCACGGTGGCGGCTACTTCTGAGCGGTAAGGTGCAAGTCGTCTCTGTTGTGTGGATGGCGAACCAGCCAGACGTGGCTGGGGATGTGTTCAACTGGGTTGTCATACCTCCGTATGACAAAGTGGACCCAAAATTGAAGGTATAATTGCAATGGCCAAATTGAGCAAAGAAGACCGGCTTGATTTTGTGGCCGATATTACTGAACATTTGTTAGAGGGTATAGAAAACGGGGTGGAAATATTTGTCGTGCTGTCTTTTAGATATGACAAGGAGCGTGACACCATACAATGCTCAAATTCTAGTATTCATGCTAGGCCACCGCCATTTGATGATCGGTTAGAAGAGACAGTGAACAAAATAGTGACTGAGTTCATGGATGCTCGTCACCCACGATGGGCACAATAACCGAGGAGAGAAGTGATGTTTACTGCAGAGGAAGTTCAGACTGATCCCATTCTCGCTTTCTTCAATTACGAACACTTGTCGGAAAAACTGAAGGGTGTGAGCATGGAGTTTGCGGAGTTAGCGCGGGTAATTGTCGATGTTATCCCGCGCAACGCTGAACGCACCGTGGCGTTGCGCAAGCTGCTCGAAGCCAAGGACGCTGCAGTGAGGGCGTCACTTTAAGTCCACGCCGCCACCGGCATCAAAGGACGAGAAGACCGGTTCATCGCCGCCGATAGACGGCGTGTAATATACTGCAACTGTTGGCCCCCGAGGGCGGCGAGACATGCGTATTGTAAGGCGTCTGCCGGGTGAGACCATTCATCTTTCTCAGGTAGGGCTTTTCGCCGCCCATCGCGGGTCTTTCCGAACTTATAAGCTCCTGATAGGGCGCGAACTAGCTTGGGGCATCGAGACCCGTCGATCAAGATTGCAGCTTCTCCGCCGCGCTGTTCGAGGAACCACGTCTCACAGGCGCGTAGTCGCGCGTCTATATCGTTGGTTGACGCCGGATAGGCACTAAAACCATGCTTTTTGAGCAGGTCAAAACTGGTTTCTTCGTACAGACTATCTTTGGCTACCCCAGCGGGGTCTCCCACCATCGCTATTGGACGACCCCTATACCGCTCTTGCATGAGACGGGGGCGCAAATTCATTTGAATATGCTTCTCCAACCCCATATTCTCGACGGGGACTTCTTCAAGAACCAGCAATTGGCCCTTATGATTGGGCTGACAGATGATCGACCATGGATCGCGGCCGAAATCTTGCCCAATAAGCAGGAAATGCCCAATGACTGGCTCAAGCGAGTGTTTCACGTGAAACGACTTAACAAAACTATCACGAAAAACGGCAGCACCACTGGGGTCATCGCCGAAAAGGGCGTGAACGTAGCGTTTTACCCAGTTTGGTCCAAGCGTGGACCCTGCGAGCCGCTCATAATACTTTCGGCCTTGGGCCAGCCGTATCGGATCGTCTTCAGAGAGTAGTAGTGTGTCAGGGGTTTGGTTGAGCCACTGCAGATTTTCGGCTTCGGGGGTGAGACCACCCGGCTGGTAGAACATTTGCCAGTCGCTCGGAGTGTTTAACTCCATAAAATTGTACCATTCTCCCCCTTCCTCTGGGAAGTTGGTGTCCACGATGACCCCTTTCCACGTGCAGCCACCTAGTTTTGGGCCGGGGAAACGTCCACACCGGCCACCAATGGGGTCGATCAGCGAAATGTCAATCTCAATGCCCTCGTTGATCCACGCTCCGGTCAACTGGGACGACAGAAGACGCCGCTGGTCTTCAATGTTTTCAAGTGGGATCAGTATCCATTCTGAGCGAACGTCCCCAAATTTGATAAAAATGGTGTGTTCTGACACTTTGTACGACACAATGCCCTGTAAACCTGACATTATGTCCTTCAGCAAGGTCTCACGCATCTGTTTGAGAGTCTGCCGGACGATGGCAAAACGGGTGTACCTGTACCCGTCAGGAGCTTTTCCTTGCT